TTTTATATTGATTATGATTACGAAGACGGCGAAGATGATTATAAATGGTAATCGTCAAACCCTAACTTTTAAAAATCAAAATCAACCAAATGACACATCCAAACGCTACCCCAGGGAAGGCAATATACCTTGATGGGATGATTTATGAAGGATATGCAGCACCTTCTAAAGAGCATGGAATAAATGAATCGCCAAGTTACGATTACAAATACCTATGCCATCTACCTAATCCTTTTACCAACAATCAGGTATTAACCGAAGGCGTGGATTATGTGAAGCAGCGGCAGATACGGGCATTAGGGCTAACTGAATGGAATAACTGTACACAGAAAGAGTATGAAGCACCCTACCATTTTCCACAAGAACGCCGAATCATCTGCCTACCAGTACAGCCAGAGGGAAAGGAAGGGGAGAAGGAAGTAGTAAGTGAAAGAAAGCAGGTTGCTGGATTTAAGGTGATGGGAAATAAAACCTATCACCTGTACGATGATGGAACATGGGAGCTTGAACAAAATTAATCACTAATAAAGGATAAGGGTATGTCGAGAGCGCAAAACATACATGACAAAAAGAAGTGGAAGAAAAAGAAGCACCCTGCCGCCTTATGTGGGAATGCAAAGTGTATGATATGCCATTCAGATAAACTTATACGCATACCGACCCGGCAAGAGAAACGTGCTGATGATATTTTAAAACAATCTTAAAACCCCCTAACCATGCCAGACCAAAAGGAACAAACAGCCCTCATGCAGTTGATTAAATACGCACAAGAATGCGCTGATTTTATTACAGACGATGATTCAAAAGAAGATAAGTATGCCAGACTTGCTTACAAAGATATTGTTCAAAAAGTCACCTCCCTACTCCCGGTAGAAAAGGAGCAGATGGTAGATGCGTATGATAAGGGTAGCGATGTTGATGAAGACTTAAAGCCTCTACACGGAACCGCTTACCAGTACTACGACAATAAATTCACCAAATAAAATCAATGAGCAATGAAAAGTAAAGAAGAAGTAAGAGAGCAATATGTAAATGAAATAGGTAAAGGCTGGATGGTCATTCCCGTAACTCATGGGGAGTACGGCTACGCTTCATGGGATTACCAATTATGGCTTGAAAACCGTTGTGCCCAACAATTCGCCTCTCAACCCCCCGCACCATCAGGTATGGAAGAAGCGGTGATGATAAAAAAACTTATCGAATATTTCAAACAGCAAATAAGCCTGTGTGAGAACAGGGAAATAAAATACAATGGAGTTGAAGCGTATGAGGATGCGTTATATGTTTGTAATAATGCCTTAAAGTCCGCCTCCACTCCGCCCGACAAAGAACAGTGGGTGAAGATTGAAGAAGGTGGGAAGATGCCGGAGGAAGGACAGCAAATAATTTGTGAAAACAGAGTAGGTGCTATTTGGAGGACAAAATTTTATGGCTTTGATAAGGGATATATTCGCTGGATGCCATACACCCCACCAACAACGTAAACAATTTAAAAGAAGGAAAGATGAAAAAATCAATTTATAAATTCAAGTTAACCGTCACCGATTATCAACAAATATTAATGCCGGTTGGTGCAAAAATTCTATCCGTTCAGGAACAGAATAACACTCCATGTGTTTGGGCGATATGTGATGTTAAAACAGATAAGACCGAGCAGCGTGAGTTTGAAATATTTGGGACAGGCAATCCGTACTACGATAATTCCCATTTCGGGAAAGAACATAAATTCATAGGCACATTTCAACTACCTAATTTCGGTTTTGTTGGCCATCTTTTTGAGCTTGTAGAAATAGTCCCCTAACGCCCCTGCTCCCGGTAGGGGCTATAAATTACTAAAATATTAAACTATTGATTATTTTAGTAATTTTGTGGCATGGCAAAAACTACGAAAGAACTACCTAAAAAACGTAGGCCGGCAAAACCTTTTACCGGAAAGGAGGGTAATTCGTTCTCAAAGGACAATCAGCCAACGCCCGAACAAAAGAAGGCAGGATGGGAGCAATGGCGTAAAGAGCGCCATCTTACCCAGGCAATCGTTAAAAAGATGCTTGGTGTAAACGGTAAGCCCACCAGGACAATGACCGACTTCATCAATAAGCTGGTTCAGAACGCAAACAGGGGGAATCCCAAAGCCATAGAAACGATCTACAAGTGTATTGAAGATGACGTTATAAAGGTTGCCCAAACCGATCCAAACGGAAACCCCGTTACAACCATTACTCAGGTCCAGATAGTGCCTCCTCCCAAAATTGACGGTGATTGAAAGCAACAATAATCTTTCAGCAGAATTGGGATGCTATTCATGCCACAGTTCCGGGGCCCGATGGCAAGCCGGTCAGAAAGTACAAATACATCATTGATGAAGGTGGTAGCAGGTCATCAAAGACCTATTCCCTCATAGATTGTTACGATCTGTACGCCAAATCGAATCTTAATAAACGATTGACAGTTTGGAGAGATACAAAGACAGACTGCAAAAAGACCGTACTAAACGACACTCTGAAGCATTTAAAATCAACCGGCAGGTATAACACCCTTCAGTCGTTCAACAAGACAGAATCCATCCTTAATTATTACACAGGCAGTACGTTTGAGATCCACGGAACCGATGATGAAGAGGCTGTTCACGGACTCACCCAAGATGCCGCCTGGCTGAACGAGCCGTATAACATCTCCCGGGAAGTATTTGACCAAATTGATCAGCGGACCTCTGACTTTGTATTTATCGACTGGAATCCCAAAAAAGCGCATTGGATAGAGGACCTTAAAAAAGACCCTCGTACTATCGTAATTCACTCCACAATCTTTGATAACCCGTTTGCACCTGCTGAATCGGTTATAAAGGTTCTGTCTTACCAGCCGGTGAAACTTTGCCGTATTGTTACGGAAAAGCTGCTCACAGAGCAGGAAGCCAGGGAGTACAACACAGAATCAAACCATTTAAACTTTACGCCAGGAAGGATAAAAGAACTGATCCGCTGCCGGGAAAACGAATTTAAGAACACAGCTAATGAATTTAACTGGATGGTTTACGGGCTTGGCCTTAAAGCGGAGCGGCCAAACAGGATATTGCGTTTTAATGAGATACCGGATAGCGATTATCACAAACTGAATGTACCGGTTTATATCGGCGTTGACTGGGGGGCTGTCGATCCCTGGGGAATCGTGGAAGCGAAGTATTACGATGGCGCCCTGTACCTGCACGAGCTAAACTATTCAAGCGAAAACGAGATACGGGCCAAACTAACTACAACAGAGCTGGCGCAAATAAACGCATCTGAGGAAGGAATAGTAAAATGGATGTTTGGCAAATTAGGCATCCCGAGAAACAGAATAATTGTTTGTGATGACAACCGGCCGCTGAAGATCATAGCCCTTCGTGAATCGGGATGGGAGTATGCTATCGCTGCACTCAAGCCAAAAGGATCTGTTATTGATGGGATCGATCTTTTAAACAACATGAAGGTTTACTTTACCTCCTCTTCAGAAAACCTGAAGTACGAACAGGAAAATTACAGCCGTAAGATTGACCGGTTCGGGGTGGTATTGGAGGAGCCTGAAGACATGGATAACCACACAATAGACCCCGCCAGGTACATTGCTTTGTTTTTACAATCACAAGGAATAATCCGAAAAGTTTAGCATTTTACTAAAATATTTATTTGTTTACTAAAATATTAATTATTTTTGGAGTGAATTTGTTGCATAAATAGCAGCCATTCGTTAAATATTGGGCGCAAACGATTTACTAAAGTCTTGGTTTGGCAGGGGTTTGTTCAGTTCTATTGACAAGCCTTCCTTAATGCGTGGCCCTGATGAGGAGGGGATGTTCCCTGTTCAAACTTTATGGAATATCTCCCCTCAATTCAATGATTATTCCGCAGACATTGAAAAAATTAACATTGTCTTCTCTAATCCTGCAGTATTAAAAGTATTCGCTCTTCAATGCGATCTTTTCTCTCTCGGTAAAATTAAAGTTCTTAAGGATGTAAGCGGTAACCCTGTTGAGCAGGCCGATGATCCAATATTAAGACTGATGCAGCAACCGAACCGCCGGCAATCCGATTCTCAGTTCTTATGGGATTTGATGTTTTGGTACATGGTAGGAAATGTTTATTGCTACGTTGACAGCGACGTTCCCGAGAACGAAGACAATAAACTGATATTCCTGGAGCCGAGCAAAATGGAGTGGCCCAGTGATTTCGATAAATACAAAGACAAGCATTTCTTATCAAAGGCATCGGAAACCGAATTGATGAAAACCTTTATTACCTATCGGTTTGAGGATGGCAGCTCCCGACAGATACAGTTATCGAGGATTATTTGTCTTTCTGACCTATCAAATGGAGTTGGTAACTGGTTCAAAGGAAAGAGCCGCATAGATGCGCTTTATAAGGTTATCAGTAACAATGAGGCCTCGCTTGATTCTACAAATATCAATATCCGGTTTGCCGGCAAATACTTAGTGGCTGGCCAGAATGATCCAAAGGACGTAACAAAGTTACCAATGGGCCAGGAAGAGAAGGATGATATAGAAAAAAAGGTAAACGGCAGAAAGCAGGTTACAGCGGTTAAATCACTTGTTGACATTAAACGATTCGTAGAAAATATCGGATATCTAAAACTCGATGAATCTTTCCGCACTTCCTATTTCCTGATAGGATCCATGTATAACATCCCAAAAGATGTATTGGAAGCATACTTGCAAGGTGCAACATTTGAGAACCAGGAGAAAGCCGTTGCCCGTCATGTCAGCTACACACTTCAGCCAAAAGGCGATGATTTCTTTGGTGCGCTTGGCCGCCGGTTCGGCTATGACAAGACCGCAAAGCGCATCTGCATCGATTGGACACATCTCCCTTTCATGCAGGTATTTGAGAAAGACCGAGCGCAAACAAACTATACCAACATGCAAACCATGACCGGGCTTTTAAAACTCGGCGTGGATATTAACGAGATAAACGAATTGTTGGGAACAACATTTAAAAATGCAAAGTATGAGCAACCAAAACCCTCCGCTAACCCCGGAGCAAATTAAAGCCATAAAGGAGAAGGAGAAAGTAAAAACAAATGCCGCTGCAGGCGGTAAAACGATAAAGAAATGATAAAGAGTATCTACTTCCCGGGTAAAGAGTTTGCAGACAAAAATGAGTTGTTTGCCGCTTTGCGTGTCAATGCAGAAAAGATCATTGCATTGAAGAAACTGGAAGTACATAAATCTTACTTCAAAGGCTACCCTGCTTCAGGGTTCCTTCTGAAAGACATTTCCGAGGCCATGAAGGTAGGGCCGCACATGAAAGACGGATTTATCTACCCGATCATAAACACAACCCGCTACATGGACAGTCATGACGATGTTCATCTTGATGGCATCTGGGATAGATCAGTAAAAGAGCAGCAGGGAAAACTTTACTATGTGGCAGACCATGAGATCAAAATTGATTCAATCATTGCATGGCCGGCTGATGTAACAGCGATGGTTAAATCAATCCCCTGGTCATTTGTAGGAAAGGATTACACAGGTAACACAGAAGCCCTGATATATGAGATTTCAAAGGATAAGATCGTACATGACAAGGCCAAACAGATCATCGAAGAGAAACGGCCTATCCAGAACTCGGTAAGGATGCAGTATGTGACTATCAAACTGGGAATGAACTCAGAAGAAAAGGATTACATCGAATACAAGGCATACTATGACAAGCATATTGAATCCATCGCTAATAAAGAAGTGGTAGATCAGCAGGGCTACTTTTTTGGCGTGGAAGAGGCAAAGATAGTAAAAGAGGGTAGCATGGTTGTGCTTGGTTCAAACGACGCAACAGCAGTAAGACAAAAAGAGGTCGAAGCCATCGCCTCTGAAGAACATAAAACAGAGTCGCCGGATCCCGGTGCTCAAAACAAACAATATTTTTTCAACCCAAATTTATTTTAAAATGTTTAAGTACAAAACAGAAGAAGAACTTGGCAAAATGACTCCCGAACAGAGGGATATCTATGCTGAGCAAAAAAGGGAATTTGAAGCAAAGGCAACGGAGAAAATGATTAACGATGCTATTGCAAAAGCGATTCCCGACAAAAAGAAAGAAGTAGAGGCCGTAGTAAAAGCGAAGAACCCCGGCAAAAGCGAAGAAGAAGTAAAAGCCCTGGTTGATGCAGAACTGAAGGCTGAAGCAGAGCTTATTCCTAATCTAAAAAAACAACTTGACGAGATCAAGGAAACTTTTAATCAGTTCAAGGAAGGCAATTCGTCATCCAATAACCCGATGGCTGATATTGCAAAGCAGTTGAAGGAAAACAAAGACAAGATCCGCAAAATTGCCAAAGTAAGGGGCGGTTCAGAAGAAATGGTTATCAAAGCCGATACAGTTCGTGCATCTGTTGCTACCAACAACCACTACCTGCAAATTGGCGGGATAGGCCAGTTGGGAAGGATTGAAACCGGCATTTATGACATTTGTACAAAATACCCTGTAGGCAAAGGGAACCACAACGGAAACCTGGCTTACACAGATTGGGATGAGGATTCTATCGTAAGGAATGCCGCTGCTGTAGCTGAAGGCGTTGCTTTCAATGAATCAACAGCCAAATTCAAAGGATATACACTTTCATTGCGTAAGATCGGCGATACTCTGCCCGTTTCTGAAGAGTTCTTTGAAGATGAAGAAATGGCAGCCGGTGAATTACGTGGATTCCTTAACACCAACGTGATCGTAAAAAGGGATTACGAACTGGTTAATGGTGATAACACAGGCCAGCACCTGAAAGGATTACTTGCCTCTGTTCCTACTTACACAGCTTCAGGCGCAGATGTTCAGAACCCGAATATCTATGACCTGTTTGTAAAAATGAGAACAGCGATCAGTGTTCCCCGTGGCAGCAAGTATAACAACTTCAGCGCAGTTATCAACCAGGCAACAGCCGACAGGCTGGTTTTGGCAAAAGACGCCAATGATCAGTACCTGTTTCCTAACCAACATCCGGTATGGTCATTATTCCGCATTGACAACAATGTACCTGATAATAAAATGGTTGTGGGTGATTTCAGGTATGCCCGTATTTACGAGATGAGTGGCATCGTGCTTTCTTCTGGTACAACTGATACTCAGTTTGCCGAGGACCTGATGACATTAAAGGCCCGTTTACGTCTGGCATTCCTTATCAGGACTGTTGATCAGACAGGGTTCCTGTTAAGCGCTGACATCACCACTGACCTTGCCGCTATTAAGGCTGCATAAAACAACCGTTATGAAAAGACAAAAAAAGTACACCCTGCTTGAATTCACCGATGAGTTTGCCGGAAGACCGGCAGGACACCGGGAATATTTCGATCCCGGCCATGCCGGAGAGATAATCAAAAGGGGCGTAGCTAAAAAGGTCGATTCAGAGGCGGTACAAACACCGGCAAAGGAACCGGAAACTAAAATCAAAAAAATCAAAATCAAAAAATGAAAAAGATAATGATCCTTTTGCTGTTTTCAATAACAGCATTCCAGGCCGGGGTATTTGCACAGGCTCCGTTCAGCCAGACGGCAAGTAACCCAACCGGCGCCATTACGAATACCAGTGTTGATACCATGACGTACACCCTTCAAAGGTCTGCCAATATTGTATCTATACAGCCGGTAGTAACAAAAGCTACGGGAACAATGGCCGGATGGGCTGTGCTGGATTTCTCTGTAAACGGCACATCATGGAAGATCGGGACCGATACGCTGGCATTAACTAACGTAGCCAGCCAAACAACCGTATGGGATAAAACAACGGCTGCCCGGTTTTTCCGAATTCGTGTAGGGGGCGCAACAACCGTAACAGGAGCGGCCTCGGCGAAAATTGAAACGTTCAGATAAATGGCAACAATCGACAATACCTATTTCTTTGGAGAGTTAGCTCTCGCATATCCGGATACACCTGCCGGGAATGCTGGTTTACAGCAGATCATTGACAGCAGGGAACAGGAGTTACTCATAAGACTATTTGGCTATGAGTTGTATAAAAATTACACAGCCGGGATAGCCGTGACGCCTACCCCGGAGGCGAAGTGGACTGACCTGAGAGAAGGTAAAGAATATACTAACAGTAGCGGAGTTCTGACCAAGTGGCCAGGGCTTCGCTTTACTGTTGGTGCTTCTAAAAAGTCACTCATCGCAAATTATGTGTATTGGCATAAGCAGAACAGCGACTATACGTTCACAACGGGATCGAGCGAAAAGAAAACAGATTTAGCCATTAATGCAAATCCAGATACAAAAATGATTCGTGCCTGGAATGAAATGGTTAACTGGAATCGCCAATTAAACACCTTCCTTGTTGAACACGACGACACATATACCGAATACCTGAATGTACCTATTGACCGTGAATTATACGAACATAAAAACAGATTAGGGCTTTGAATAAACCGGAATACATATTAGTTGATGAGTTGGCCACAATAGTTGCTGCAGTTAAAACAGCTCTTGGACTAAGTGTATTGAATTATCAATATGGATATGTTACCGAATTAAACGAAACCCTGAACGAGTTTAACGAAACGTTAGAATACCGGGCATTAAAGTTTCCGCTCGTATGGGTATCTCAGCCTTTTGATATTAAGCGTGGTAATATTAATTACTATGGAGAGGTAAGTCTTGACGTATTCATTTTCAACAGAACAGATCAGGCATTAAAAGCGGTGGACAGGATGGCAAACAATTTCAAGCCAGTCATTTACCCAATTTACAGAGAACTGATAAGGCAGATTGTTTTATCTCCTGTTTTTATGAACAGCAGCGATACGGATATGCCACATAGCATCACGGATAGGTACTACTGGGATGGAATAAATAAAGCCATGACCGACATTGTCGATTGGAGGTACATAAAGTTCAAAGAACTATTAATAAACAACAAATGCCCGTAAGGGTTCACAACTAAATTATTTTAAAATGTCATTACAAAATCCTTGCAATCTCAATTTAAACCCGGTTAATACCGGCGTTGATTGCGCTGCTGCAATGGCTGCTACTTCGATGATCATATTGGTGCCAAGAACCGCCAGGTTCACTTTGGCCGATATTGTTTCAGCCGGCAGCTTTACAGCATATCTTGAAACAAAAGTTCATGCCGCAGCCGCAGATCGCTGGTTCCCCGTTGGCGGTGCATTATGCCCCGTTCGTGCCATCACAGACAGTAATGAAGCTGATGTGATTGAAACTCTTGACGATGGATCTATGGCCTTCGTTCGTTACGGTATGTACAACAGAACATATGCATTTACCGATGGCGGCCTTTGTCTTGGACAAGCTCTCATGGCTTTCCCACGTGGTTACAGCTTTATTGAAGTTGATATCAAAGGCCAGGTTCTTTGCTGGGAGCCTTCTGCTGATGTATTCGGCGGCATCCCTACAAACCTGGCTTACGGTCCGGCTCCGGAGATCGCCAACCTGAAGACAACCTATAAAAACAAACTGTTCCTTTCATTCAGTCCACTGAATTATATTCAGAACAGCAAACTTTTCAGCAGTTCCTCAACAGAGGATATTCTGAATGTAAACGGTCTGTTGGACGCAGAGGTAGGCGTAGGATCAACCACGCAAACAACAACCAATATCTACGTTACTGTTACCAGCGAGTGCAGCGATACGGACCTCGTTGCTTTATTTGCCGGAACGGGTGCAGGTCACATTGCCCAGGTATCAAACTTTGTTGTTGTGGCTGCTAATGGAGCTGTTATTACTCCGTCCGCTGCCGCAATGGAGGGAACGTCTCAAGTTAAGCTAACAGGAACGTATACTACCGGAACAAATATCACCGTATCTCTTGCTGCTTCATCTGTATTGAAGACAAACGGCATTGAAGGATATGAAGGCGTTAAATCAGCAACTGTTCCTATCCCATGATAATACAGGGAAGCGATATTAACGTCGCTGCATTAAGCGGAGTTAAGAGTTTAGCTGACTTAAAAAAGCTGCAGATATTCAATCATCTGCCAAACGAGGATGAAGCCAACAAGGAGCTATGGGATGAATTACATCCCCCAAAGAAACAGGCTGCATCTAAGGGAGTAGAAGAATAATTGATCATCGCCCCGGCATTAAGTTGCCGGGGCTATTTTGGTTTTATGAACCTGCAACCATTACAAACGCTGATAAAAAACCTTGAGGCATTTGATGCACATAAGGAAGTATTGGAGATAGTGGATAATAACAGGGAACAATTAACCAATAAGCAAACAGATCAGCTTGCCCATGGCGTAGATGTTTTTGGTGATTTAAGAACTGATGAATACCGGCCACTTACAAAATACCTGAAGAGGATGAATGGGGTAGGGCTTGGAGCCGTAACAGACCGGGTAACGTTTTACATGACAGGAAAATTGTATCAATCAATGTTTACGCAGGTGGTTGGTGAATTTTACGAAGCGAAATCATCATTACATACCTACGATAAGATGATAGATCGTATTGGACGGGAGAATTTCGGACTGGATTATGACAGCAGGCTTGAATTCGCTAACGAAACAATGATGCCGGAGTTTAAGGTGGTATTCAAACAAAAAACCGGGCTTACAATATGACACTTGCCGAGATAAATATCAGAACATTTATGCGGTGCCTATTTAACAAGGACTTTACCGGCGTAGATAACTGGGAAGAGCTGTATACCATGTATATTGATCAGTCCGGCATTTGTAATAACGGACAACTTGAAATAGAAGTAGCTATCCATAATCTTGAAGCGAGATTGCACCATATAAGCGGATGGCTTGAGTTACAATGGAAGATATTGAAGATAACCGGACAGCCTTATGAGCCATTATTTGCAGATGTTCATAGGTACGGACATAAGCCAACAGTGGATGATTTTGAGAATCAGCTTATCCGAATCGAAGCCAAGGAGAAAAAAAATATTTCGCAGATAAACCGGCTGAGAAAAGACAGAGAATCTATTAAGCAGGTCGCTCAACCGGATACGGTTAACGCCCGAAATTCATTCCTTACCATGCTGAACGTCCTGAGTAAGAACCAGGGGTACAGGATCGATAAGGAAACAACAGATATGGAGGAGTTATGTGTAATGATCAGGGATCATAACGAACAAGCCAAAAAACAAGAACAGTAATGGAGCAGAATATTATTGGTTTAGGTTTTGACATAGCGGCTTTTAACGCCGACCAGCAGAAGATTCTTAAAGGTCTTCTGGAAGTGTATAACCTAACCAAAGAAATAGGAGAAACATCCATTAAGCCTGGTAGTTCTGGAGGATTTACCGAACTGAAAGCAAAGTCTGACGCCCTGGCCAAGCTGGCAAAAAAATATGATGAGTTATCCGCCGCACAAAAAAAAGCAGAAGCGGCGGAGATACAGGCAAATAAAGCAAAGCAGGCATCCTTAAAGACAGATCAGGAGGTTATCAAAACAATGCTGCAGGAAGAAAAGGTCCGCCAGCAAGAGATTAAAACAAAAAAAGAGCAACTGAGTTATGAGCAGGCGATCCAAAAAGAAAAGGCAAAGGGGTTATCACAGGCAGCAGCAGAGGCAAAAATAGCAGCGCAACTGACAGACGAATATGGGTTATTAAGCAGGGCTCTAAAAGACCAGGAGCTTAGATATAAAAATCTTGCCATTACACAAGGTATGGAAAGCGAGGCGGCGCAAGATGCGTTAAAAACCGCATTGGATACAAGGGCTGTTCTTGACAAACTGGATACCAACCTAAAGAACTACGGTCGCAATGTAGGGAACTACAAATCAGCTTTTGATGGTCTTGGGTTTTCTTTTTCCCAGATAGCAAGGGAGCTTCCGTCACTTACTATTTCAGCACAACAATTCTTTCTTGCTATCTCAAATAACCTTCCGATGGTTTTTGATGAGGTTAAAAAAGCCAAATCAGAAATAGCGGATCTGAAAGCTCAAGGACAGGAAGCTCCGTCGCTGATGTCAAGGATTGGGAAATCAATTTTTTCATGGAATACGGCGCTTACTGTTGGCATTACTCTTCTTACTGTTTTCGGAAGTAAGATTGTAGACGGAATAAGGAATCTTTTTGGCTATTCCGATTCCCAGGAAAAGGCTGCTGAATCTGTTGACCTGCTCGTGAAGGCGCAACTACGGTTAATAGAAACACAAAAAGAATTAAATGAGTTGATTTTTGGGAATATTTCCGAAACGGACAGGCTCGAAAAGGAACTGCAAATAACTACAGCTCTTGGTAAGTCAAAGGGAGATATTTTAAAAGCAGAACTGGAGATTGCGAGAATACGAGACAAAGCGGCTATTTCAGCGTATAACGAATCAGGAGGACAGCAGAAGCTGGCTGATCTTCAATTTGATCTTCTTGGAGATGAAATAAGACTGAATGAACTAATTACCGCTCAATCAAGAGCAGTAAGCGAAGAGGCCCGCAAAACATACGATAAAGACATCGAAAGAGCGCAGAATAAACTTAACCTGTCCAAGAAACTGGCTTCCGATCAATTAAAAATTGTTCGTGAAAACTATGAAGCAGGTCGAGCCGTCGCATTAAAGACCGCTGAAATAGAGGCATACAATAATGAACAGTCTCTTCTTAAGGCAACAGAATTCGCAAAGATTGAAGCGCAAGCCATCATAAATAAGAACGAGAGAATCCTGAATGATGAACGAAACTTTGAAAAGGAGAGGGTTAACGCATTGCGGAATGCAGCTATGCAGCGAGAGAAGATAATAGACGCAGACCTTGACCGTACATTAAGAAGCCCCGGCGCAAGAAATGAAGATGGCACGTTGACAGCAGAGGCACAGGTTGCCCAAAAAAGCGCCGAAGCCGAAAAGATCAAGATAAAAAAAGATACCGAAGTAGCTGTTTTTAATGTACAGGAGGAGTTCAGAAAACGTAGGCTTGCCGCTGAGCTGGCGATATCGCAGGCCCGACTTGAGTATGCGGCATCTGAGTATCAGCAAGTGGCTAACCAGGAGAGTAAAGGGTTTGAGGAACGAATTGAAGCCTATGGCGATTATTACCGGGCGGAACAGGAATTAATAAGGCAGGATTATGAATTCCAGGTAGCAACCAAAATACTTACCGATAAAGAACTGATTGCCATTCAGGAGCAGACAAATAAAAAACTGCTTGATCTTGCCCGTAAAAGCAAGAAAGAGTTAAGTGATATAATTGTGTCAACAGGCCAGGAGCAATTAAAAGACGCTGCTGCTTTGGATGGCCTTAAATTATCGGAAGATGAATTACGTTTATTTAAATCGCTGAAGAAAAAAGAACAGTTCACAAAGAAGGCTGCTGAACTGGAATACAAGGCGCAAAAGGATCAGTTAAACAATGCCATCTTTATTGATAAAGAGATTGCATCTTCCACTAAATCAACAGAAGACGCAAAAAAAGCAGCCCAGCTCCGTATTTTGGAAAACCAAAAGCGCCTTAATGAACTGGAGCTATCCGAAGAAAAGAGAAAGGCGGAAGAAAAAAAGCAGATACAGGATGTTTACTACCAGCTTGAACTTTTAGGCGTTCAGACGTTCTTTGATCTTGCACAGAAGTTGTCTGATAATTACTACAACAAGAAATTTGCTGCTATTGACAAGGAGCGGAAAATGATGGAGGAGAACTACTCTAAAGAAGTAGAAAATATCCGCAATTCAACAATAAGCGAACAAGAAAAAGCCGCTATAATTACTCAGCTTAATGCAAGAGAAGCAATACAAAAAGACCTGCTGCTCCGTAAAGAAAAGGAGGAAAAAATAAAGCAGGCGAGAACCAATAAAGCCATAAATATAGCAGAGATAATTGTGTCAACAGCTTTGGCGGTTGTGAAGGCCCTGCCAAACATTCCGCTGTCATTGCTTGCAGGTGCGGCAGGTGCAGCGGCTCTTGCCCTTGCTATAGCAACCCCTATTCCTACTTACGGAGAAGGAACAGACGATCATACCGGCGGCCCGATGATAGTTGGTGAGAAGTTGGTAAATGGTAAATACCAGCCAGAGTTAGTTTCCATACCAGGCCAAAAGCCATTTGTTACAGACCGACCAATGTTATTAAATGCGGCACCGCACACAAAAGTAAAGCCGCTGACTGCCGACACATTGAACGAAACAATGTACAGTGCTATGATTCAGTACACAGTGCAGGCGATAGGCGATAAAACAGGCCAGAAGCTGAACGAAATAAAGGATGCGACTATTCAGGGCAGCAGAATGCTGATATCAGCAATAAACAAACAAAAGGCGCCTGTTACAAATATTATCGTTGACCCGGGATGGCATGCCCATATTAGTAAATCAATAATAAACTAACCCGTTGAATAAATTATTTCTTTTCTTTCTCTTAGATACGCCCACCGGGAAGGCTTATTATTTGGATTCAAACCGTGTCATACAATCAATAAGTATCACTACGGCCATCGATGATGTATCAATGCCAAATTCTCCAGGAGGATGGCTTGAAACCGAACTGGGATTTATTAGAAGTTCTACATATTTCGGTCTTAATAGGTCCTATGCTACATCTCAGGAGTTTGTAAAAGAGGTTGCGTACATGGTCAGAAAACTATACCTCGACGGAGTGGGAACCGAAACTCCGTTAACAGTTGTGGTTTTTAAGTATAACAGTAAGCCTCTTGCAGGTGAGCCGATGTATAAACTTTACTATAAAGCTCCGCTTGACCTTCCAAAGATTAAAGACAAGATTATTGAATCGATAAGTTGCAACCTGATGGAGGGAGGAGTAAGCCAACTACTTAAGGCGTATGAGAACACCCCGCTTCAGATTCCTTGCGACGGATCTATTTCAGAAAATGTAAAGGCGAATCTTGACGGATTGTTGGTTAACAACACCGTGTATTTTGACATCGTGCCAAATAATTATAATAACGGAGAGGCAATGATCCCTATGACAAAGGTTCGGGAAGATGGAGATAGCTTCGGGGCGGTAACCGGGAATCCTACAATACAAGACCTTGCTCCTTCAAATATTTGGCAAACAAGCAATAATTACACTATTTATTTTAACCTGCCAACAACTGTAAGAATTCGTGGAAGTATAACAGTAAGAATAAAAACACATACACAGTATCAGTTTGCAACCGGTACAAGTAAATCACAGTTCTTTCCACCAAGAACGGTTACTTATTCAAAATCCCTTGTTTGGACAGACGCAGCGCCTTACCCAAATCCGTTTATTATCCCCCATCCCGTATATCCTGGGAATACCTATCCGCCACTTGTTGAATTCCAAGGTGAACAGACTTTTTATTTTGATGTGCTGCAGCCATTGGATGCATACGAGAAACTGTTTTTCTGGCAAACAACTTCTGGAACGATAGGAGATACAGAGATTGTATCGGGAAATGTGCAAATATCGTTTGCCACTATGTATCCGTCTACAAGAGTATGGGGCATAAATATTTTTGAATTATGGAAAAGAATAGTTTACCAGATATGCCAGCTTGCCGGAATACAAGGATTCAGTTTTAATTATAAAGCAGAAAGCGCCTTACTTGAAAGCTATAAGGGTATTATAGCCGCCAGCGGTGACGCCATAAGGGCCAGCGGAGATCCAAATTACCAGAAATTCTACCATCCAGCAGATATTGCCGGAAATGTATCGTATGGCCCTGTGATAAAAACCTCACTCAGAGATTTTTTTGATTCAGTACACGCAATATTCTGTGCCGCTTTAGGCAACCAGCAAGCTGTTGACGAGATAGAGGCGTTATTTATTGAGAGTATGGATTATGTCTTTGACAGCTCAGCCGTAACAATGGAACTCGGGGAGGTGACAGATCTTGAATGGAGTTATGATGAAGAGCATGGATTTAGCGATATGCAGTTAGGATACCAGCCGCAGACATACGATCAGAACGCCGGAAAATTTGAATACAACACAACAGCAAGATACAAGGCTCCTATTAACTCCTTTCAGAAGGAAATAATGAAAATATCTAAGTATCGGACAGACAGCTACGGTATAGAGCGACTTCGTTCAAACATAGGGCAGCCAACATCAACAACCAGGAACGACAGCGATAGTAGTGTTTTTCTTATCTCTACCGACGAGAGCAACTGGATATACGACTACTTCAGATCATTCTTTGATTCTCAGGTTTCCGATCCGGACAGCGCAAGCAATACAAACCTGAATCTTATCAGCAACCGGAATAATCAGCCGGTAAGTCTGCTTCGATTTGATGGTGAGTATTTTCAGCCAAAACAGGACCAGTCAATATTTATTTTCAATATTACCGGGTACGCTGCTACAGAAAATTGTACACTGGATATTCAAGGGGTGATCAATAGCGTTAACCATGTAACAGGCCAGCCGGTTGACAGCATAACTTTGAAACTATGGCTTAATGGATCCATACTGTTCCAGCAGACCGTTACTGTTTCTGGCGTAAATACGCCTATTGCCATAACCCATAATTTCACGCAAGCATTACAGTTCAGGGATTGTATTTATGTGACCGCCTCAACTACTGCTACCGGAGTTGCCGATATTAATACCTGTGTACTTACTATAGGAACATACGTGGAGATGACAGGACAGTTTATCCCGGTGGAAGGAGGAACAGTAAATAAATTACTGTCTTTACCTACCGTAGTTCCTACATCATACCCGTACGGCGGAAGTTCAAAGGTTTATTACGGGTATCAATACTTTCAGTTTAACAGCCTGAACGTAAACACAGACTTTACTATTTCGGCAAATGTGGAGGCTTATACACAAGGAACGGCTGGCAATATTGTTGTTCGGTTCTTTATTAACGGATTACTTCAGTCAACCGTTTTAAACATACCGTGTCAATCAACAAGGACATTAAGGAGCGTTTCAGTTACATTTCCGGCGCCAACGACGTTCACTTTAGGAGACATAGTATTCTTTACGATTGATGTTCCAAGCGGCATGGTGATAGGTATAACCGACATGGATATCCAGTTTGATTCAACGTACATTAAAGCCTATTCATTACTAAGGTATGCTTACGACAGTATTTCAGGAATTCCAAATATTGCTGTTGATCCTGTGTCGGGTCTTCCGTCAACAACCATTCCGGGCGCTCCTTATAATATAGAACCATTCACGCCATCAAGAATGTACGAACGATGGAAAAAATATATCAAATCCTGTTTTATTGATAAAGTTGCCGGTAATATGAGTTTTCAAGGACTTAGTAAAAATCCTTATCTCAATACAGTATATAATGGTCAGCAGTTTCTTGAGGCCAGCGACCGGCAAATATTAAATTCTGATAGGCTGTTTTATCCAAAACCTATAACCTTTAAAACAAAAGTTCCTCTCAACTTTTCTGAGATACTTACCGGTGCGGCAAATGGCCATATTCATTGCACATACTACGGATATGATATTTATTTCTTTCCGATGGATGTAAAGCAGAGGCCTGGGCTTAATGAAAGCCAGGTATGGAAAGGACTATTATCCCCAAGAACGGATTTAAGTATATTATCTAACATGAACCTTGACGGTTTTAAATTACTAAACATGGGAGCTAATTCAATTTACAACCCGGTTTTATCATCTGTTCAGGCGGTTCCGCTTAATCAGACACAGCCGGCGAAGTACCATACAAAAAACAGGAATCATTTTTTATTCAAGGAACAGACAGGACAATGGATGAACCAAATGAACTGGTGGCAACCTGTTCAGATAGGAGATAAGATACCACTTCAATACAGAACCCATGGCCTTGATCCGGTAACATACACTATTTATAAATGTGATGGCACAGAATATATACCGGCAACAAATCTTACAACCATTTCATCTCCTGCAGTTGTAAATCCATATGTGCTATGGCAGGCATTGATTGATACTTCCGCATGGGCCAGAGGGAATTACTACATCATAATAAATGCAGGGGTGGGAGATATTGCCGCAACCCTCAGGACAGAATACCTTGAGGTAAGGCCGGCGGACGAGTTAGAGGATACCGTACTGTGCGAATACACAAGCAGCTTTAACACGCATGGGATGATATTCGACGGAAGCACTCCGTTTGTAGGATCATTTCGCTTTAGAGGCGGGTACAACAACAAATTCAAGCAGAAGTATCTTGGTAAATTTTATATAGACCAGCCGGCTGATATTTCGGTTCTCGGAGCTGTTGGTTACGAGGTAACATCTCTTATCATTGGAGGCGCCGATGGTGGCGTTCCTGATTATGCAGCAAAGAAACTTCTTTGGGCGCTTACTCTGGACGGCTGTACTCTCGATGGAGAAGGGTATACAATAAATGAAGGCGCTCAATTTGAAGACCTGTTTACCAAAGGCGCTCCACTTAAATTCCAAAAGGTAGAGATCAGGCCAACGCAAAACAACTTCGGAATAGTCGTTAATGCCCAGGGAATAGATACAGATGGAAGTATGATCGCAACTATAGATGCAGAAGCATTTGGTCCAAATGCAAACAACGCCTCCGGAACAACGCAACCAAACATCATTAATATTAAAGTAACTCAATAATGGCAACACTAAGCATATCATCACAAACTACTTTACTGAATCCGGCTAACAATCTTGTTTTTGCTTTATATGACGCCAGCGCCCCGACAGTTCTATTGGAAAGTATTGCTCCACCAAAGCCATACGGAAATCCTTTACAGATAACTTTCCTTTATAACTGCATAAACGGACACGTATACCTGTTTGAGTTATGGGAAAGCACAAACACAACACCAACCGGAGCGGTAAGGAATAGCAGCAATATTACAATAAACGGGAACACGGTAAACGTACGCACAGATGAATACCTGGAAGTAGATGTAACAACAAACCTACTTTCTGGCGCAACTGAATATGAAAAGGCAGATTATGAAAACTGGTACTTAAGTATTGAACGTATAGGTCAGGGAACAATGACACCAGACAGCGCCCCGGATATTTCACAGCCACAGTATGAAAGATTAAACAACGATAATACCCCGAATGACCTTGGACCAAAGATCAGGCTGCTAACAGTAGATGACACATTCCAGCCGGGTGAAAAATTCGTTGTTCGTTTCTTACCTCAGATCGTTGTTGCTCCACCCCCGGCCACTCCTTCAGGACTGTTCGGACAGGGAAGGGTAATCACGGCAGACGAGAGCCTGACGGTGGCGGACGTTGGCAAGGCGCTGCTTTTAAAATCGGCAACATCAGAACTTAATATAGGACTGCCATCATTAGCCCTGGTTCCAGACTTCTCATTTATATATCTGTTCTCAACAGGGGGAAATCACATCAATGCCAGCATACCTGCAGATGGAAGCGATACAATTCTGTATCCTACGGGACTATCTAAGATTATTCTTGGACAATGTGAAACAGCAATACTGTATAAAGGATTTGGAGTGTGGAATGTACTTGGTGATCTGAACGGGGTTAAGCAGGTGGGTGAACTGGTATATAACTACGGACAAGACGAAATTAATACCATCCTTTGTTCAGGACAGTTGCTTTTGCGATCAGAATATCCACGGTTGTGGGCTTTTGTTCAGACACTGGACGCCGGAAGTGTTGTTTCAGATGCAGCCTGGACGGGAACCACACAAGTGGTTGACACTGGCGGCGTAAATATTACATACCATACAAAAAAGGGTTGCTTCTCGACAGGAAACGGCTCAACTACTTTTAGAGTTCCTCTATTGACAAATGCATTTATACGTGGCGTGGATGGAACAGTAAGGGTTCCCGGACCGCTTGAAATACAAACATTACAACGTCACGGACACCGGGTTAATACAGGAGGTAACGGGTCTGGAGCAAACCCCGGAAAATCACTTGTAAGACAATCGTATAATGGAGATGGGTATGGATCAGCGGGAACAGGAGAGGGTACAGGCGGGCCATATATTGAAAGAGTTGGCAGCGATGAAGGTAAGCCGTCTAACAACGGAGCATACCTTTTAATGCGATTTTAAAATTAATAAAAAGTGAAACAAATTAATAAAATAATAAATTACCTTTATAATATGAAGAGAATAATTGCATTAATCTTTATTATTTCCTCTATTGATTCTTTTGGACAACAAGGCTGGATAAAGCCAAATAATTCTGTAGGGACCATTTCAAACGGAATAAGTCCTGACAGTTCTTTTAAAATGCCGACCGGTTGTGGCGCTCCTGTTCTTTATTCAAAATACCTTGCAAAGGCAGATCAATACTTTGATTCCTGTAATCATAAGTTTTATGTGTACGATCCCAAGCTGGCTGCCTGGGATACTCTTCAGATTGGCGTGGGCGGCTCCGGCTCCTCCATAGCTGTTTCCCATTCAATATTTGTTGATGATGTTTACGGTAGCGACGTTACCGGAACTGTTGATAATGAATCTAAGCCATACAAAACTTTAGCCGCAGCAAAAACAGACGCAACATCAGGATATACAATTGTAGTACGCCCCGGAACTTACACCTACGATGGTACAACATTATTAAAAAATGGGGTGAACTGGTATTTTGAGCCGGGAGCTATAGTTAATGCAGACGCAACGCAAAATCAGTCAATGTTTGGGGATGGCGGGTCGGCTATATCCTGTACAGTTACCGGATACGGAAAATTTTATGACACAGCGGGGGGAAGGGCTGTGATTCTGGAAACCACAAATTCTGGATCTCGAATTTATTTTGAATGTCAAAGTATGGTTGCAGGGAATGGAGATGTAAACCAAACGCTAACGATAGACGCTGGTATTGTTACTGTATTTGTACGAACAACAATAGAGTGCCTAAATTACGACGCTATTGTTCAAACCGGAGGGGAATTAAATTTAACCGCCGACAAGCTACTTGGGTCTGCTTCCGGGGGTACTGAGGGGAGTGGGTTTGAAATGGTAGGAGGTACAGCAAATATCATGTGCAGAGAAATACGAACGCAGGGGGCTTATGATGCTTTTGGATCATCTGCTGCCGTTGTTTTTGGCGGCGGTATAGCTATTATACATGCAGATATAATAGCCGACTTGGCCGACGGGCTTGTTCTGTACACAAGTACAGCAGGAACACTTACTGTACGTGGCCGTATAACATCTACATCAAGAACCGCTGTTATGTTCTTAACCGGTACAACAAGCAAAAATATACTGCTTGAATCGACGCTAATATCCAATACATCGTATGACTCAATAGATGCGCCCGGAGCGCAAACGGTTGTTTCATACGGTGCCTTTGCTAATAAAGCTGTTGACGCAAACATTACAATAAATGGGATACTTACAGTGGGTAGTTACGTAAAATAAATACAATGAAAAAAATAATATTAACCATTTGCTTTTTGTGGTCTGTATGTTATGGTCAGACGTTAGTTTCTTCTTTAACTGCGTCCAAGCCTGTATTTACAGATGCTTCAAAGAATCTTACCAGTACAGGCGTTGTCCCACTTGCTAACGGCGGCACTAATTCAACGGATTACAGGACGGCAACGGAAACCTTCACCAACAAGCGCTGGACAGCCAGAGTTGGCTCTGCAACCAGCAGCGCCACGCCAACAATAAATACGGATAACTACGATGTGTATAAGTTGACGGCGCAGGCAGCAGATATTACAAGTTTCACCACAAACCTGTCCGGCACACCGGCGGATGGCGATATTCTGGAAATTCAGATTACCGGCACCGCAAGCAGGGCTATAACATGGGGTTCGTCTTTCGTATCAACGACGGTAACGCTGCCAACAACAACATCGGGCACGGCAACCCTTACAGTTATTGTTCAATACTACACCACTTCATCATACGGTAATAACAAATGGCACTGTACAAACTACTATTAATACTACTATTCCCGGCGTTCGCAGCGGCCCAAACGCCGATGAGTAAACTGCTGCGTAAGCGTGCAGGAGGGTGCAGCGATGCCGATGCAACCAAATACATAACAGCGGTAACAAATGCAGGGGGGTCGCTTACTGCCGGAGAGCAGACGGCCGTTTGCGAACTGGTGGTAGCAAAGAAAGCAGCAGGAACCTGGACGAAGGATTTGGCTTTCTACCCCATGCTTGGCGGTACGGCAGCTTCAGTTGTTATAAACCTGAAAGATACCAGCACATATCGGGGAACACTATACAATTCTCCCACAATAAGCAGCACCGGGATTGATTGGAACGGCACAACTCAGTACATGAGTACCACATTTGACCTGTCTACTTTGGCAAGCCAGGACAACCAGCACATAATGTATTACTCAATGGAAAACGTGAACGAACCGGCTATACCTATGGGGGGTGGTACTGGATTTACTGCTACCGACCTTGAATTATACAACAGCACATTGTATTCATTCAATGGCACAAGCGGAAGCAATTATGCCACAGTGGGCTTGGGAACAACCGCCGGTGTATTTATAAATACACGCACAACTTCTACCGATTTTTATATTTACCAGGACGGAACTCAAATAGCCACAAAGTCGGCAACAGCATCGGCCAATCCAGGAGTTTTATTATATATAGGTGCAACTGCCGGCGGTGGCAACGTGGCTGCTTATTTCACAACAATGAAGTGCGGGATGGCAGCCTTTGGTAACGGGTACACTTCGGGGGAGGTGGCCGCAGAGACAACAGCACTCAATGCATTTAAAACAGCAACCGGAAAATAATGCAAGTACAACTACCAAACGAGCAGGATTTTTACGAAGTGGATATTGACCTTTCCCGGTTCAAACTTGACAAGCAGATCGGCGATATAAGTTTTGGATGGTACGATGGCACCTACATCGGCATTAAGCAATGAACAACCTGGTAAACGATATAAACCAATTATTTCCATACGCTGTTAAGCTAACCGGCAGTAAACAGGACGGCGAAGATTTAATTCAGGATCTGGCAGAGGTTGTTTTTAAAATACCTGAATACTACGCCGGTAAAACCGAAACAGATCGTAAACGAATCTTTTGCAGGATATTAAAAAACATATTCATCAACCGGGCGGTATTCTATGCCAAGCAATCAAAAGGTTTTTCAAAATACAACCCCAAGCACGTTGAAAATGATGTATGGGGGAAACTGCAAAAACTGGAATTACAAAAAGCATTGAAGGATTACGAAAGCGGCAGATACCACGATAAAAAAAGAACCCTGCCATTCAGACTGAGGCTTGAAGGTTATGATGTAAATGAGATTTCGGAGATAACAAAACTGCCGTTAAAAAAAGCCTATACTTCCATATCAAACACAACAAGGTTTTTAAAGAAAAAATTTGCAGCATGAAACTTCTTTTTACCATACTATTTCTTTTCATGGTTGCCAAGGCTCAGATAATTGTTGCAGGCAGCATCGACGAAATGCGGCAGATCGGCACCGACTATGTGGGATGCGACAGCGGACACGTTGATACTGTCCGGGCAAGGTTTGATATGAAGGTTCCTTTAAAGCTGTGGGATTACTACCATGCAGGCGGATTGCTGCTGTGGGGCGGAAAAAAGTACCTGGATTCTTCGCTCATCCCTGAAGGTGGTTATGTAAGACAGCGCATGAAAGACAGAAACGGTATTGACGGCTATGTTGTATTGAAGGTAATTGACAGTAAATGCCATACAGCGCTTTGGGCATGGATGGATAATAACTATAAACCCATTCCCGGTATAGTGAAGTACTGGGAGATAAAATAAAGCAATGGCGCCACAGCAGGTAAATAATTTAATGCACTGGGTACAGGTGATAATGCTGTTCATCTGTACCAGCCTTTTGGCCTGGGTTGGTATTGAGGTCCGTTCGTTCGGAGAGTACAAGGCC